ATGTCTGTACGCGAGTATTTTGATACAAACTGTATATCCATACGAGCTTGGGCTAAAAAACATGGGATAAATCCTAGAACAGCATATATGGTGATAAACGAAGAACTTATCGGCTCTTGGGTAAGAAAAAATTCACCACAACTTGCTGTATATGAAGCTCTTCTTTTTGATGGAATAATCAAAAAAATACCTGAAAGACTAAAAAGAGCTAGTTGATGTATATAGAAACTAAGACTGCTGCTTTTGTTTTTGGTGTAAGTGATAGAGCCCTACAAATAGCGGTAAAACGTAACTCTGATCGCTACGAATACATAAAAATCAATGCAGGTACTAAAAGTCGTGGTGGTATAAAACTACTTTTCAAGGTAAGCATCGGCGAACTAAAAGTAGCACTAAAATCAAGAAAAATAGATGCGGATATAAACATATGGCAGCTAGAAGAAAACGAATGGGTAGTAAGTAAATTTGGTGATTTATTGGAAGGAGATAGTAATGAATATATCAGCGATACTAGAACTAACAGAACATTTGAAAAGCAATGGCTACAAGGTGGCAGTCTTTGCAGAGCTTGGCAAGGTGAGTATAAGAGCAGTAAAGATTGGCAAGACGACACTACAAAAGAGACAAGCCCTCAGCCAAAAAGCCATAAAGGTAGCATAAATGATGAAAAATATAATAAAACTAGCTATGAAACGCAAGAAGAGAGATTGGATAAAAGCAGCCAAAACAGCGCTATCACAGATATAAGAGCGCTAAAAGTTCATAAAGAAAAGGAAACTATAAATGATGAAAAAAATAAAGCAAATTTGGAAGAGATACGAAACCCACATATATCTAGCGGCAAACGTGATAATGCTGATGATTGCGTGGATGAGTTTCAAGGCAATGATATGATTTTGCAAATCACCGGTCAAAACAAAAAAGCCGGTGAAATAAATCTATTTTCAATAAACAAAAAGCAAAAAGAGAAGATGAGAGAGCTAACTAGAATAGTCCTTGACTGGGAAGAAGCCAAAGATAAAGGCGTGAGTTGTGAAAAGTTTTGCCAAATGGTAGGAATAAGTAGAGCAAAACTTTTTAGAGCTCAAAAAGCATATAAAGAAAAAGGAGCTAAAGCTCTAGTAGATAAGCGAGGACTACATAAAAAAGATGCTACAAAGCTAGAAAGTTGGATGCAAGAACTCGCCCTTGAAAAATACAGAGCTTACGCAGCTGGTGGGCTAAATTTGGAGCAGATAACTGAAGACTTGCACTTCGAGGCAAGTAAGCGTGGAATGATAGATTTTGCTTCATTTAACGCAGGAACTTTTACGCCACTTTTTACACCAGGTGTGGTGAAGCGCTTCTTTGACAAATACTTTGAAACTCATAAACTAGAGCAAATTTGCGCAACAAAAGGCTAAGATAAGGCTAAAAGCTACCTCCAGCCATCTTTTGGTAGTCACAGAAAAGCAGTTACGCATAAAAATGAGAAATGGCAAATCGACTCAACTACTCTTGATGTATTTGTAAGAGACGGTGAGACTATGGAAGCTTTCAGACCTGACACATTGCAAATAATAGATATGTATAGCGGTAGAAAAGTCGCTGTTCTAACTAGACAAGGAAATAGCTTTGAGCTTGTGCGTTTGATATGGAAAGCGTTTGAAATTTTTGGAAAGCCTGAGTTTATAAAGGGCGATAACGGAAAAGACTATCTAAGTGAGCGTTTTCAAAGCTTGCTTGATGGACTTGGTATCAAATACGATAGAGCTATAGCATATGCCGGAGAGAAAAAAGGCATGGTTGAAAGAAGCTTTGGAGTGATCCAAGGTGCTGGACTAAGCCACGTAAGTGGATATGTCGGAAACCTGGCTAAAAGAGCAGCTATCGAAGAGAGCCTAGCAGAGAAAAAAGATCGCCACGCTAAAGATGAATATGGATATGATAAAGCCACAAATCACAAACATCTATACGCTTTCTCACAGTTCAAAAAGATATATGAAACAGAGATTATGAAATGGGATCTAATGGGTGGAAGAAGAAGAAAAGGAAAAGCAAGTCCATTGCAAATTTGGAATAGCGATGAAACGCCTATAACAAGAGTTGCATACACTGAATATCTGCTTCATGCAGGAGTGGGATATGAAAGAAGTGTAAATAAAGAAGGCATATACCTAAATGGCTTCATATATACTAGCCAGAATCTTCCAAGCGTAAGAACCAAGGTAATAGTAAAAGAGAATATTGATGATACAAGCACTGTATTTGTGTATAGCATGGAAGGCGAATTTATTTGTACGGCTAAAGATAAAGAGCTTGCACCTCTTGCTATAGAGTCGCTAAGCCTAGTAACTGCAGCATTTAATAGAAGTAAGCGTAAAGTGAAGAAGCTAATAGAAAATGCAAGACTCAGCCAGTTCACAAAACGTGATGTTGAGTATGACTTTGAGATCATGAAGAAGGCTCATATAGATACCTTAAAAGTAGAAAATGAGATATTTGAGAGCGGAAGCGAAATAGCAAAAGCTGCTAAAGAAAGCTTAAAGATAGAAGTTTTAAAAAGTGCAAATGGGGACTACAATCGCTACAGTCTTATAGCCAAAAAAGAGTCTAAAAAAATAAAAGGATATGATGAAATGCTATCGGCTAAAAAATGCGTTTAAAAAATGGCGTTAAACACGGTTTGAACAGTGTTTAAAAGGTTTTTTTAATCTTTTAAAGAGTGTTTAAAGCTAGGTTTAGCCAGCCATGCTGATGCTAGTAAATTTAGGGCGTAAATATGCTTGAAACTCTAAACAAAACACATGATTTTTAACTTATTACCGTTATTTTTATGAAAATTTGAAATGGAATAATAAAAGATTATCCTATTCCAAATTTTCACAGGCTTTTGTAGCTTTGCTTTTATTTTTCGCTAGACCGCCAAGTCCTGCGACTTGTCTGTTGTCTAGCTCATCTACAAGATAAAAAGCCTTTTGTGAAAATTTTCCAAAATGGTTAAAAATATCCAAAAATAAAAAAGGACAAAAAATGCAAAATTTAAAAGAAAAAACACTAGAACACCTAGCAAATAGTGGGCTAAGCCAAAACATTTTTGCTAAACAAATCGGAGTTCATCCTTCATATTTGAGCAGCTATTTAAACGACACTGAAGGTTTTAAGTACAAGGATAAAGTAGAAAAAACTTTGAGCTCGTATTTTGAGAATAGAATAGAGAAAAAAGAGCCTCACGCTTTAGAACTGCCTTTTATATCCACTAAAGATGCAAAGAGTATATATAGCCTGATTGAATTTGCCATAGAAGATAGAGATATGGCGATCATCATAGGCGAAGCTGGAACAGGAAAGAGCAGGACTGTAAAAGAATTTAACTCAAAACATCCTGAGGTGATACTGATAGAAGCTACTATAAACACAAACTCAAGAAGCTTGTTTGCTATCATCGCAAATGCTTTAAATTTGGCTCCTAGCAAAAGCATAGATGAGACAATAAGAAGATGCGCAGAATACCTAAAAAGGGTTGAAAAGACTATCATCATAGATGAAAGTGAACACTTGCCTTACAGGGCTCTTGAAGGCATAAGAAGGCTTTATGACATAAGCCAAAAAACGCCTCTGATTCTTGTAGGAACTAGAAAGCTATACTCAAACCTAACTGGTGGGAAAAATAGAAACCTTGAATATCAGCAATTAAGCAGCCGAGTTGGCGGTAAATTTCAAGCAAATGGGCTAGTGTATAGAGTAGAAAAAGAGAGTGGAAAAGTAGAGATAGTTGTACTGATCTAAGGAGAGTTTGTGAATGTTTTGGTGTCATAGATAGTTCTCTCATTAGTCTTATAGCAACTCTTAGCAGGGGCAATTTCAGAAAGACTGAAAAGCTTCTTAGGCGTAGCTTGCGACTAGCTGAGTTCAATGAATGTAAGATAAACGAAGAGATCATAAAAGAAGCTACAAAAATGCTACTTTTGTAAGTTTTTACAGCGGGCTTAATCAAGTCCGCGATAAAAACCTATATAAAGGAGAAAAAATGAAAAGAACAATGAGACTTGTATATGTAGCATCGCCATACGCTAGTATAAGTGTCGCAAGAGATGAAAATCAAAGAAGATTTTTTGCTAAACAGATAGCTTTAAATAGCTGCAAAAAGGTCTTAAAAGCTGGATATGAGCCTATAAGCCCGGTTTTAGCTTTTTGTGATGTATTTGATGAGAGTAATAGAGAGCAAGTGATGAATGCTTGTCTTGAGCTACTATCGCACTGCTCATATATATACTGCGCAAAAAGCGTCTATAGCAAAGATAGCGCTGGAATGAAGGCTGAAAAAAGATATGCTAGAGAGCTTGGTATCACTGAGCTTGAATTCGAATAAAAAGGAGGAGCGGTAATGGCAACTGTAGAAGTAGATGTAGATATAGATATTCAAGACTATATCGAGCTTGATGATGTGATTAAATTTTTAAAATATAACGAAAGTTGTTTTAGCAGCACTGATTTTGCCAATATATTTGAAGCTTTGGGATTAGCTGGAGCATACATTCCTAAAGATAAAATAAGAGAATATTGCTTTGAGATGAGCGATGAAGAAGCGATGGAGTATATAAAATGGATAGAGCACTATCATGCTCTATCACAAGTATCATAAGGAGAAAAATATGGCAAGTATCCATAAAAAGTTGGCTAATAAGCCTAAAAAAGAAAAAAGGATAAAAAATGATAGTAAAAATAGGAAAAAATGAGACAAGAATCTACGATAAAAGCTTAGAGACTGCAGTCGATGAGTTTGCTTATCTAAAACGCAGGATAGACAGCCTAAATGATCAGCTTAAAGTGTATAAGGATATCATTGCAAATAAGGCAAATGAGCTTTTAGAAAATAGCGACGCTCTTAGCATAGGCTTTGAGAGCATTAGCGGAAACAAGCTTAAAGTAAGTCTAGGCTGGGAAGTAAAAGTAAAAGATCCTGATACTTTAGCCCTGCTTTTGGGTGATAAATTTAGTCTGCTTGTAAAAGAAGAGAGAGTTTATAAGCCTGAAAAACGGCTAAAAGAGTTAGCCCTTGAAGATGACGGGCTAAAAGAGTGCCTAGAGATAAAGGAGAAAACACCGAGTGTTAGCCTGATATAAGGTTTATAGAGTGGTTAGCTTAACCACTCAATTAAGTCTTATCTTAAGGAGAAAAATGAAAAACTACAAAATATGTAAAAAATGTAAATGCGTGGCACCTGCTACTTATAGCAGACTTGTGGGTATAGGCTCTGTATTTTGGAGATACAAAACGATACTACAAAAAGGAGTTTAAGATGTGCTATATAATGGAAAAAGCGATAGAAAAAGAAAAACGGTTGTCAAATCTAGCTGAGATTTTAAGCGATCTTGATGATATGATAGAAGACTTGCAAGAAGCTATATATGCAAAAGATAGCGATGAGCTTTATGAGAGAGCTTTGACGCTGTGCGAATACTACGCAAAAATAAAAAATAAATTTGATTTAGACTGATTTACAAAGCTTTTAAATACTATTTTTTAATTCACACGGCAACAAGTCGCCGTTTGCGACAAACTTTAAAAAAGTTTGAACAAACTAAAGTCCCCGCAAGCGGGGTACCCCTAAATGCGTATTTAAAAGCTTGATAAAATAGTTTTAAAGGTAAAAAAATGGAGCTACTACCTGATCTAAAATATAAGCTTGACAGACACGCTCTTGGTAATGGGCTTGTTAAGGCTGGACTAAAAGAGAGTTTGCATAGATTTATAAAAAGCGTGATATGCGAAGATGAAAAATTAACTATAGTCTTTAATCACAATATGGCTAAATTTGAGTTCGAACATAGTAAAGAGCAGTTTTTGATAGAAGCTAGAAAGTACTACAAAGCACACGCAAAAGATTACGAAGCCCTAAATTTCATCCCAAAAAAGATTGAAGCAAAGGTGGAGTTTAAAGAAAAAGACATTTTTAAATTTGATCCACTCTCAGCGCCAACGCAGAGAAATGAACCAAAGAAAAAGGCAACGCCTAGCTTTGAAAATAGAGCCATAGACACGCAAATAAGAGCAGGTTTTGAGAGGATAAGAGAGGTTATTAAAAAACAGCACGATATAATATGCTAAAAATAAGGAAAAAACATGACAAAAACAGACATTGAGGCACTAAAAAAAGACTATATCAAACTGATACAAACTCTAAAAACAAGTAAATTTCCAGATGACGATAGCCGCTATATGTATATGCAAGCAAATTTTGGAAAAACAAGTCTAAAAGATATGAATATAGATGAGCTTCGCACTATGCTTGATTTTTTAGGGGGAAGACTTTGGCATAGGTATCAAAGTAAAAAGGGGTACCCCACAAGTGGGGCTTTAGCAAAGCGTGTAGTTAGCGGCTTAGCTGCGAACGACAATACGCATGAAAAAGCCACTAAAAAACAGATAATAATGATGGGTGAGATTTGGAAAGAAGTAGCAAGAAATAAGACTGGTTTAGCATTAAGGAACTTTGTAGCTAGAGTTTGCAAAAGAAGTGCGCCTTTACACCTAGAGTATCTAAGCAAAGAAGAAGCTAGTACGGTCATCATAGCCCTAAGGAGATGGAAAAATGCTGAGCAACAACGAGATATTTGACGAGTTTTTTGAGCAAGTGAAGTCTCGCACAAAAGAAGATATCCTAAGAGAATATGGTGGCTCAGCTATATACATACCAAGTTATAAGACCACTTATAGAAATGATGATATAAAAAGAGAGTTTAAAATCCTTATAAATAACGGCGTAAACAGACATAAAGCATATAGAGCTTTGAGTTTGAAATTTGGAATAAGTATGACACGAATTAAAAAAATAGCAAGTAACCCTTAAATCGCGTTTAAAGTTTGTAAACACCTTTGAATAACGATTTAAATGGATTTTAAAGCCTTTTTTATGGGATTTTTACAATATTTTAAAAAAAAGAAAAATGGCAGGCGAGAACTAAAAGCGTTTTGTAAAGAACAAAATTTGACTTATAAAGAGTTATCGGAGCTCATCGGTATGACTAAGCTGAGCTTACGCGGTGCAACATCTAAAAATAAAATCAGCCTACAAATTAAAAAAGCTGTTGAATTATTAAAAGAAGTTGAGAACCTTAAAGAGTTTTAGTGACTAAGTAAGTAAAAAGGTAGTTGGTGAGATAAAAGTAAGCTTGAAATAACCAAAATTCTCATTTTTTACCTGAAATTCACTAGAAATTTGCTAGAATAACAAAGATTTAAGGAGTTACTTTTTATGCAAAATTTTTCTACTATAGATTGTATTACTATAATCGGCACCATTGCCGGAATAATAGGTGTTATTTTATCAATTACTGTCTGTACTTATAAAATTTCAAGTAAAAAAACAAATAATTTTAAAAACAATAATATTATAAATAATAGTGGTAATATTGCAGGCGGTAATCAAGTAATAAACAATAGCGAATCAAAAAGAGATGGAAAACAATAATATTATAAATAATAGTGGTAATATTGCAGGCGGTAATCAAGTAATAAACAATTATACACTTTATACACTTGATTTTGAAATTGACATAGGATTACTAATAAATATATGTCAAACCAATTCTGAAAAAATCAAAAATCTTTTGTTGGATTTAAAAAATGACGAAAAAAGTTTAGAGCCTGATGATCGTTCTATAAAATTAGAATGTAAAAATCGACTTAATGAACTAACAGAATTTTATAATGAATTTATAAAAACAGACGAATCAAAATTAGATGTTTTAGATGGCTTTTTTAAAGAAAATAACCTAACAGAGTATATTGAAGAAGCTGCCGATACTATAAAAAGATCTGTATTTTCTTTTAATAACATAAATTCAGCTAAACTCTGTTCAGAAATATTTAATAAAATTATTACAAAACACACTCAGAAAATTGATGACATCGAAGATAAAAAAATAATGAAACTTATTATATTTTATTTGTACAGGTATTGTTATATAGGCTTAAAAGATGAGAACTAGATATATAAAAACACACAGAAGTAAAGATATAAAAAGAAGTGCTTTGGTGGTTGCTAATGAGATTTTAAAAAAAATAAATGTGGGGTATGGAGCCAAATTAGGATTAATATATAAAGAGATAAAAAAGAAAAACAATATACAACAAGTTGATTTTATCTATGCACTAAATTTCTTATTTATATTGGGTCAAATAGAGTATATTAAAGAATTTGATGAGATTAAAAGGATAAAAAATGAAAATATCTAAACTTTATTCAAATCAATCTGAAATTTTTCAATCTATAGTATTTAATAGCGATATAAATTTTATATTAAGCAGTGACCATAGCGTAGGTAAAAGCACCCTTTTTGCCTTAATAGATTTTTGTTTATTAAAAGATAAAAAAGGTGTTTTTGGTAAAGATCAATTTAAGGATGTTATATTCTACTTAGAATTAAAACTACAAGATGATCGCTACATTACAATAGTTCGACCAACGCAAGGAAGTAATAATATAAAAATAAAAGAAACTAAAAGAGAAGAATTTTTAATGGACTGTGATGATTATGACCACATAGGCGGTGTTGATAAGAGTATAGAATACTTAAATTCTATATTTAATTTTGATACGGGAAATTATAGATATTATTTATCTTATTTTTTAAGAGACCAGGATAATCAAAGTGATGTTTTTAGATTAAATAAGTTTATGCGATCTAAAGATATAATTTATAAGCCTGTGGTTTCAAATTTACTCAAAATAAATGGAGCTCATATTAATGAAAAATATGAGCTAGAAAACAACATAGAAAATTTAAAAAAAGAAAAAGCATTTATTGAGAGTGAACTAAGTGGTTACAACACAAGTGAGCAAGTCAAATCAGAACTTTTTATATATGAAAAACAAATGATAGAAAAAGAGTTTTTATATCAAAATTTTGATTTTTATTTATCTGAAAAAAATATAAGTAAAGAGCTTATAGATAATATAGAAAAAGAGATATCGATTTTAAATCAAGAAAGAAACTCAATAATTAGAGAGATTAAGTATATAGATGAGTTTGCAAGTCAAAATATAACAGTAAGCGAAGATGAAATAAATGGTCTTTTTGAAGAAATGAGAATATTGTTTCCAAATGATTTAAAAGAAAACTATCAAAGTGTAATAGACTTTAATAAACAAATAGCAGATGAGAGAATAAGTATATTTAAAGATAATAAAGAGAAATTTAAAATAAAGTTAGATGAAATAGAAAAAATATTACAAGAACTAAATGAAAAAAGGAAAAGTATATTATCAGTCTTAGATAGTGCAGATTCTATGAATAAATTTAAAAAACTCCAAAAAGAGATAATAGATTTAAGTACAAAGATAAACTTGCATAAAGAAAAATTAGACAAATTTAGTATGCTAGATAATAAAAAACTTGAGATTGAAGAGACAGAAAAAAAATTAAAAGATGTAATAATTAGAAATAAAACCCTGATAAATAGCTCTTTTATAAATGAGTTAAAAAACAAAATCAACAAATATAGCAATATTGTTTTTAATAAAAATACAGCTTTTTCTGCTGGTTTTAACAATAACGACAATATAGATTTTGATTTAAAAGTAGAAGGAGATGACGGATTTGACAATGAATTAGAAAATGGAAATACTATTAAAAAATTACTATGCTTTGTATTCTCAGCAGCAATTTTAGAAATGTATAAATATAGCAACTTTTTTCATTTTTTGGCTTTTGATAGCCCTTTTGATGGAGATAAAAATGAGTGGCAAAAAGGAGTTCATGAAGCCATTATGGAATTATCAAATCAAGGACTTCAGGTAATAGTTACATCAATAGATGATGTTATTAGTCCTGTCTTGAATATGGAAAAAATTATGGAAAAAACGGTTAGATTTTTATCTGAAAATGATAAATTATTAGGAGATTTTTAGTAATTTTAAAACACCCACACCTTGTAAAATAAAAATGGCTCGACTTAATCAGGTATAGGTCTATTTTCGTCGCTTCAGTTATTAGTTTTCATATATGAAAATTTTGCAAACTTCAGCAAATTCCTTTGCAGTATGGATTTTAAAAACGGTTTAGATTAGATCATCGCATCAGCTGGTCTTAGTATACAAAGAGACTTGGACTATTTGCTAGAAACACTGCAAATAAAAATTTTATAGCCAACAATAAATACCTAAATTTAGTCTTTGTTACTTTAACGCTTTTAACACAAAATTTTCTAACTCTACTTTTATGTCTTTTATCAAATTTGACTCTACCTTTTTATTCTTGTCTATTGGCAGGAACGGTCTAGCTGGGATAATACCATTTTTGCCCCTACCTGTACCGTTAGCTCCAAACTGATGAGCTAATCCGTATTTAAATCCATTTTTGCTTTGAGTGTTGTTACTTACTATTACACTACTATCACCTACCTCTACCACCCAGTTATCTGCTAGATTACCGTCTTTTCTGAGTATTCTTCTACTGCCACCTACACCGTACTTTTTCAAAAAGCCTTTTTTATGTCGCTTCCCGCTTTTTATCGTACTGCCTTTTTTGCCACCTTTAATTTCAGAAAAAATAGTAGATGAGCTAAGTGGTTTCCAGCGCTCACCAAAAGGGCTAGTCTCTTTCTCAAAGCTATCTTCTATACTGTTTCTTACCATCTCCCCTATGGTTCTAAGAGCCGGTTTTACATTTATTTCTAGTTTTGCAAGGTTTTCAAGCTTTTTTTCTATTTTCTCAAATCCGGTTACTTTTATACTCATTTGATAAATTTATCTCCTTGTGGTATAATAATATCAAAGATAGATAGTAAGGCTCAGCGGTAGAGCAACTCCACTTAGTGGTTTAGTGTCGCAGGTTCGATTCCTGCCTATCTATCTTATCTTAATATATTTTTCTTTATCCTTGTTTATTCTATCAACCTTACTTGCAGTAATCATATAATTTGTAAGACCAAATTTCTTTAACTTATAATTTAAATCTACAACTACTTTATTTATCTTACTACTATCTTTTTCATCTTCAAACCAAAAAATAATATTTTTATTTTTCATATCTACACTAACTGGTGTATTTTTATCATTTAAAACGCTAACTACTTTTTTAATCTCTTCTATGCGTAAATCTTGCCCATACCCACCTTTTCTATCTTCTCTAATATGTAAGATACAATGCTTATCACACGTTATACCCTCTTCTTGTATATCAATTCCTAAACTTTTACTAGCCTTGCTTGCTATATCTTTATTTAATCTACCTATCATAAATGCGTTTATAGGCGATTTTAAATTCTTTTTTACAAGTAACTCATCTACAGCATTATTAAGCCCACGCTGCCAAACATATAGATCTCTTTGACGGTTAAAATCTTTAGTTTTAGCTAGGACATTATTAACAAATATCTTTGAAGTAGCACTATCTACTTTGCTAAATTTACCTATCTTTTGCTCGTAAATTTGCTCTATTTTATTAAATTTACCTGGATTATAAGCAAAGTCTTTCCCAGCTACATTTTTAAGCATAGAGCTATCTGCTAGTGGCGTAAGCCCTTTACGCTCTATTTCTGCTTTAGTAAGGACTTGCACCTTACATCTACAATTCCAGCCATTTGGTGGATAGTTTGTATCCCAAAAAGGATCATCCTTTGGTAACACTGTGCCATGAAGCTTTGCGTGAGCTGGTCTAGTTCTTTGATCTAGCACGGCTGTGTACCTAAAATACTCTCCAAGGCTTTGCATCCCAGACTCATATCTAGCTTTAGCGTAAGCAGTTCGCATATTTGTGTTGTAGATAGTTTTGAGTCTTTTGCTGCCTACATAAATCTCTTTTTGCTCTGTAGTTTTTGGATTTTGGACTATGGTCTTTCCAAACCAGCCTTTATTTTGAAGCGTAGGTTTTAAACTATCTTTCCACTCGTTAAATTTCACTCCATTTTTTAATGCGTCTTCCAAACTTGATTTAACATCATTTAAAAGATCAATTCTTGTGATTTTTGCTACTGTAAAAGTAAGAATATGCGCATCATGCATAATCTCATCATAGTCAAAGTGTAGCTCACTTTTTTTGTTTTTCAAATGCTCTAGGGCAGCACTTGGCTCTTGCCAAAACGATATACTACTCTTCATAGCCCACCATCTGCGCATTTGATATGGATCTAAACATCAAATCCTCTAAAGTCTCAAGCGGATAATCATCATAAAGCTCAGCAAACTTCTCAAAAGCTTCTTCGTAAGTGTCACATTTGCTAAGAATGTCATTTAGGGCAAACTCTAGCTCTTTGTCAGATTTCGCAAGTTCTATTTCTAAAGCTGGGTCATTTGTGGCTAAGTCAAATTTGTCTATGTTTTTTGGCTTGGCTTTTTCGGTTTTAAACGCAAAATAATCACTCTTTAAATGCTGTTTATTTGGCATTTGAACATTTAAATTTGGCGTATAGCTTTCATCTATATCAAGATTATAGTTCTCTTTGATATAATCATTTGTAGGTTTAAAACCCATCTCATAAAGTATCTTATCTCTGCTAGCTAGTTCAGCATTTGGGCTTTTATCAAAAAGTCTTGCAATTATATCTATCTCGATGCCATTTACCTCTTTGAAAAACTTTATAGCGCGATTTAAAACAAAGAGAAGTATCTTCTCATCATTTGCTGCAAGGTCGCTTCTGATCTCATTGTGCGTTTTACTCGCTGCGTAGCTTCCTTTATTATCTATATTACTGGTTAAATTTGCTCCAAGCATAACTTTACTGATTTGGTTGTCACAGTAGTCTATTATCTTTTCAAATCCAGCATCTTTGCTTGGCTGAATAAGTTCTATGCTCTCTTCAGGGTTGATGACTGCAGTATCGCCATTTAGCATATCATATACTTGATCTGCCATCTGTTCTATTTCAGCATCTGTTTTTGCTATAGCCCATGGGCTACCAAATTTTTCTAAAAACTCAGCCCAAAAACGCAAGCTTGCATTTTTTAATTTGATTGGAAAGTATAGCTTCTTAAACAGTGCGTCGCCATATTTTTTGCTGAAATTTGCTCTATTTAAAGCATAGATTACTTTATACTCAGGTATGCTTATCTCAGCTCCGCCACCTTTGTAAAGAAGTTCACCACTATTTGAAAATTTAAAATCTCGAAAATCTCTTTGAACCAGTAGAGGATAAACATATTTTTCTTTTTGTTTCCAGTTTACTTCAAAAACGTTAAGTCCGTAAAGATATGTTTCGAGTATTTGTGAAATGATATCTGCATTAAAGTAGCTCTCAAGATCAGCTTTGATATCATCATCATCGCAAATTATGGCAAGCGCCTTTTTCTCGGTCACTGCCTTCCTGCTTACGTCGCATTGAGTAAAAGTAAGATCTTTGGTAATAAGCTCTATATCATCATCACTAATACTCTCTGGTGAGCTTTGAAGTAAGAGATTTAGCAGGGTATTGTTTGCTAGCTTTGTCTGCTTTTTGCGTGTATTATCAGAAGTGGTATCCTTTTTAAATTTAAATAGATCTTTAAACATTATTCGCTCCAAATTTTATGTTTTACCCTATGGGTTTTTATTTTTTTTCTTTTAACTCCACCGCGTTTTATAAGAGCGTAAGCTCCAGCAAGTGAGTCTGGCGCATCATCGTGTTTGCCCTCGGGATATTCTATGAGCTGTTCTATAAGCGAACCTGCATCATTTCCAAAGAGCAACTCTTCGTTTTCAATAGGAAGCTCAAGAGTTTCTATTCGTTCGCCTTTATTCTTGTGATTATTTACTCCACGAAGCGGTAGATACATATTTTTATCGAATGCAGCTTCAAGTAGCCAAGCTTTTAGAAAGAACTGTCCACCATTTGTTTCAATGGCTACTAAACGACACTTAAACTGGGTTTGAAGCTCAAGCACAGTCTTGATAATGGCTTTTGCTCCAAGATTTTTTACAACGCTTTTTAAGACATAACATTTTCTTTCGCCTTTATTTGCGCCAAGCACAGTAATTGCAGTAAAATCGCTTTTCTTTCCATTACCTGCTGGATCTACGTACATTACCCTGTAATCAGTACGTGGTTCGCCGTGATAATATTTGATTTTATCAAGAGTAAATTTTTGCTGTTCGCTTAGGGGTGCGTTCATCTGCTCTTTGTTAAATGCTCGCAGATTTTCAGCACGTTTTCTCATAAGAGCGTCTATAGGTAATGCTTCTTTCCATAAAACGACACTTCCAAAATCCATTATTTCTTTTTGCAAATGATAAAACTTTGTAGCTGCTTCTAGTCCATCTTTTTTGTATATCTCGCAGTACTCATCCCAAAGATCCATTCTATCAGGAAACTGCACTATACTTGCAAAACGTTTTACATTCCAGTAACTAAGCCTTAGCTTTCTAGCAAGCACACTATCGCTATGTAAAACGGTCCCTATGTAAATTACGAGCAAAGAACCATCAACGCTTCCGAGATTTAGTACAGCCTCATCAAGCCAGTCTTCGAGTTTATCTCTTTGATCTTTGCTTCTAACATTCGTATCATTTTCAAGATCGTCGATGATAACAACATCAGGTCTATATGTGCCATAACTCACACCACGCAGTCTCTTTCCACTACCAAAAGCTTTTAGTTTTATGCCATTTTTTGTAACAAACTCTCCAACTTTCCAGTTTTTAGTTACTCCGCAAATCTCAGGAAAGTCTGCTTGTAAATTTGGATTGTCTTCAAGCTCGACTTTGATGGCTTCAAGATTGCCCTCAACAAGCTCGACCGCGTCTGAAATTTCAACGATAAATTTTTTCAGCCCAAAGGCGATTAGCCAAATAGGAAAAATCTTTGAAGTATAGGTTGTTTTTGCATGACCTCTTGGCGCTGCATAAGCATTCTTGCTTCCTCTGCCTTCATTTATAAATTTCACAAAATCACTTGAAAGCTCTTTGTGTAATGAACACTCCCCACCAATAGTAAAATAATGTGGAAAATATGTCTTTGCAAAATACCCAAAATCCTGCCTAGCTTTAGCTTTTCTCTCATCTTTTTTTGCTGGATCTAATAAAGCGTCTTTTTTGATTTGGTCTCTTAATTCACTACCTAAATCATTTAACCACTCTTTAAATTCATTTCTAGTGATTAGTTCAAGTTCGTTTTTATTTGCATTTGGATAGCTATTTGCAATGCCATCTTTAAAGGCTTCTAACTCATCTTTTGTAAAAAGAGACATTATTCCAACTCTTCTATTGCTTTTATGAATTTATCAGTTTGGGCGAGTTTTAAAAGCTCATTTAGACACTCTTTTTCGGCTTTGTTTTGAAAATGAGAGACCACTATAGTTACAACTTTTTTTGCTATAGCAAGCTTATAGCTAGTTGGATCTTCAAAACTTGCTATTTTTTTCATCTTTGAAAAGCTGTCTCCTACCTTGCTGAGCGCCACTGCTTTTTCGCTAGCCTTAAGGTCACTTTCTCTGATTTCACGCACAGCAGCATACATCTGCTCGATGAAGTTTTGATATATATTGCTTCCATCGTTTTTAGCCTCAGCAATAAGCCTAGTGGCTTTTGTCTCATCCCAGTCTCCACTTGCCGACTTGTAATTTTTTATGGTTTTTTCTGTTTTTCCTAAAATTTCAGCAATTTTTGCTATAGAAAAGCCTTTGATGTATAGCTCACGCGCTAGCTCTTTTGTGCTACTTCTATCCATTTTATCTCCTTTTAGCGTGACAACAAGTTGCCACTAAAGGAGCAAACACTAAAGTCCGTGAGCTAAAGCTCACACATCTGTTTTTTATCTTAGCCATTTATTTTGCTCCAGTCTGTTTTTGTATTATTTTTCTTGAATGCTCTTTGTATAATGATGGGCTTATCTATATCTTGTCTTTGCTCTTCTATGGGTAGTTTTTTGTTTGCCATTTTTAGCAGTAGCTCTTCGGCACGCTTTATTTTCTCTTCAAAACTTGCTTTTGGAAAGTTCTGCCGTTTTTTTAGTTCAACTATGGTTAAATCTACGCATATATCTTTTAGCAATCTTGTTGGACTTTGCGGAAGCAGTATATATGAAGCAATGAAACTAACTGCGTCGCTATTTGCATCTTCAATCACTCTCTCATCCATAGTAAATTTACCTTCTAAATCACTAAGCTCTATTAATTCGCTGGTGCTTATTTCTGAGATTAAATCTTGCAAAGTTATTAATTTCATTTGCTCACTCCATTTATTGCTATTTATTTGCGTTTAAAAGCCTTTTAAAATCGTTTAAAACCTTTTGATAAGGTCATAAATCATTTTAAAGATAAAACGGCTTTAAAAGCCGTTTTTGATAAAAAATTATAATTAATCTTCAAATCCTATCTTTTTAATAGCAGTCGGACGAACACAAACTGGAAGTCCTCTACTTTCAGAGATAATGCTATATCCTCTACCATCACTCAGTTTTTCTGGCTGAGCAGAGAAGTAAAGACTTGGGGCTGACCCTAGTGCTTCTATATGATTTGCACGAGTATAGAAGAGCTCAAACATATCAGGTACATTTGGCACTGCTATACCAGTATCACCTGAAAGGAAGTCTTTTATAGCGCCATTTGTATTTGTGTATTTTGCAACATAAGGCAATATCTCTACACCGCAAACCTCAATGGCCCTAAGGTTTGAAACTCTCTTATAAATTGCAAGCCCAGTTTTAAATAAATTTGCTTTTTCTGCTTTGCTTGCAAGTTTTGCAAAAAGCGAGTTTGAAACAAGTAGTCTATAATTTGCAGATACTCCTACATCCTCGCTAATAGCGTCTTCTATCTCGCCAAGAGTATCAATAAAAGTTTTTGAGCTGTTAAACTTAATTGGCTCATCTGTGGTAGCAAATTCAAACAGAGCCTTTCCGCCTCCATCAAGCACCTTGCCAAAAAGTGCACCCAAAGCCATAAACTCATATGTAGTATCAAAACTAGCCCTATGCTCAGTATGGATAGCAGCTATGAGTTTAGCTACGCTTTCTATTTGATTATCGATGCTATTTAGCGTTTTTAGCTCATTTACTTCAGCCGCATTTATAGTGCCTTTTAGTGGGAATCTAGGAATACCAGCTTTTATGACGAACACATCACCACTATCAGTTAGGGTATGCTCTGCGTTTTTGCTTACGGCACTAAGCACAAGACCTGAGCCTTTTTTGATTTTGATATCAACGCTATCACTTAGACTTGGCGTTTTCTTTGCAAAATAATTGTCCATCACAAAGTGAGGAGCTGGTTTGATTTGACTGATGATCTTTGTCATCGCGTCTGTTTTGAATTTTGAAAAAGGCATTTATTCTCTCCTTATAGAATGATTAAATTTTGTTTGAGTGCTGCGAATTTTGTCTCATCATCACAAGTAGTCTTCACTACTCCGCAGACTAAAACAGAATAATTTCCGCTAACACTCGCTTCTAGCTCATTAAATACGCCTAAAAGCGTGTTTTCTATGATTTCCCAGTTTTCATCTGTAGATCCACTCGGTGCTACACTAGTTTCTTTTAGCGCTTTGCAAATTTGACCTTGCTTTATGACGTATTCGCCGCTCTTGAAAGTTCCTGAAGTGTGAGGTTTGCATACTTTATAGTCTTTACCATTGCTTGTAAAAAGCAAAGTTCCACTGATTATAGGCTCACTAATCTCTACGGTTGCAGATTTTGTAAGCAGTTCTTTTTTGATTGCATCACTGATGATATGTGGGCGAATAATTACGCCACTAGCCTCTGTATATGCCATATTATTCTCCTAATGCCATTTTTACAACGTCTATTCCACTAGTTGGTTGATTTTTGTTTGCAAACATATTGTTCGCACCTACATTTGCTAATGTTGCACCAGATTTGAGATACTCTTCAAATCCGGCTGGATCTTTTTTGCAATACGATAGAGCCCAATCTTTTTGCAGTAGCGAAATTTGAGAATTCGCAATCGCTGCTTCTACTTTGCTGTTTGCTATGAGATCATCTTTTGCTTTGCTGTTTGCAATTAGCTCATCTCTTTCTTTTTTGAGCTTTGATATCTCTTCATCTTTCGCTGCCAAAGACTCTTGATACTCTTTTTCAGTCATTTTTTCTCCTTTTAAATTTGTGTTGCACTTCCAAATTTTTGCCACAACTTCATTCGAGTTTTCTTTTGCAAAAATTTTGTTTGCCACAACCTCTCCTAGCTCGTCAAGAAAAGGCGTGTTTGTTAAGCTTGCAGAGTGCAGAGTCGCCCCTTGATAAGCACCAGTTTTTTCATTGATCGCACCAAAATTAAACACCGGACTAATGTATTTATACTCGCCGTTTTTGATGAACTCAGTAGCTTTTGTCGTCCATTCTACTTTGCCCATCAAAGAACCATCATCGCCAATATAAAGCTCTTTTATCCAGCCACTAGCCGGAGCTACTTGACCACTAAGCGTTTGATGTTCATAGTCGATTACCAGATCAACTTGACGCTTATCAAAATTGATCTTCATCTTCTCTATATCAGCACTAGTGATCTCAAAGCTTCCGTTTCTATGACCTTGCCAAGAGCCTACAACTGCGAGCTTAATGACGTTTGGAGTATCGCTTTTTAAAGCGAATAAGACACTTGATTTAATCATCTTTTGCCTTTTTCTAAAAATTGCATTTCCTCAGCCGTAAGCTCATCACAAAGATTTGCATGAATCTCTTGCATCCCAACTTTTATTGTCCTTGAAAAAATAGCTAGATATCCATAGTCGCTGATACCCTCAAACTCACTTTTAAGCTCGGCGAGTTCACAACCGTAGCCTAAAGGTGGAACGTAATCCAAAATAGCTTTATCACAGCGCTCTATGAGATCAAAAAGCTCATATTTGCTCTTTTGTCTATATTTCGCGTCTTTGTTTGATGTTTTTGTAATGAAATAAACTTTAAATGTCGCAGTCTTTTCTATGCGGTTGTCGTATTTTTCACTATCAAAACCTACGAGAATTTGTGGAACGACGCTAATACATTTTTCAAAGCTTTCTATATCTTCAAGCTCCCCCATATATGGCCCTGTTTGCGTGTCTGATTTTTCAAAAATTAAATTTATAATGCCTTCTTCTAATTCTCTAAGCACTATACCTCCTTTTTCGTCGCATTTTAAAAGTTTTTCTTGTCAAAATCTAGTAAAAACTTTTTAAAAATATTTTTAAAATTTTTTTCAAAAATATTTTCATTGATTGTGACTCATTAAATGCGTAAAATGCACTCAACATTTGAAAAAGGGAGCTGTATGACGCATAAAACTTTCATATTTACATTTATGGCTATAGTGTTCAGTGTTTGTGTATATTATGTTTATTCTTCATTCTTAGATTTAAAAAAAGATTTAAACATCGCACAAAAACAGCTCACCATAAAAACCTATGAAAACTCTATTTGCAGTGCAAATCTTGATAAGCAAAACAGAGCCATAGAAAGCTTAAGGGCTGAAGTAAAAATAGGCGAAGCAGAAAAAGAGAAGATAGAGGTTATTAAAACGATAAAGGTGAAAGATGAAACGTGCGAAGCTAAGCTTTTTGCTTATGAGCGTCTTTTTGATAGTAGTTTTTAGTGGCTGCGGCTCTAAAACCGAGACTATAACTATCTATAAAGATGTCTTTGTGCCAGTAGCTTGCAAGGCTGCTATGCCATTAAAGCCAAAAAATAATGGAAGCTTTGAAGCAAAAAAAGAGCTTATGAGCTATTTTTTAGAGTGTGAGAGCCTACTTAAAGGTTGCATAAATGCAAACAATAATTAAAAATGTAAAAAAAGCATATAAGATAACCATTCTAAGAATAGCTCTATTTTTTGTGCCATTTTTTATATATTTATTAATACATTAAGGGGCGATGATGGATTTTTTAGATCGTGTTGGTGTTTATGTTTATGTTATTGCCCTTGGATTTATCGGTGGAGTGCTAAGTCTTTTTAGTAAGAAAAAGCTAAATGAGTGCGAAAAAAGGAAGTTTTGCTTTTTTGGAACCTTCTTACTTGGTGTGGCGACTTCTATTTTTGCTGGGTATATTGGGTTTGAGATAGCAAATTTTATCTTTGAAAATGAAAAGATCAGTTTAGCGATCAGTTGTATTTGTGCTTGGGCTGGAACAGATGGATTACTTAGTTTAGAAACTAGCGCTATTGAACTTCTAAGCAGAAAAATGGAGAGAAAATGAACGAGTTAGGCATCATCAGTGAGGTAAGTGGAGCAAGAGCAAGAGTGGCTATTGGCTCAATGGTTACAGATTTTTTACCAGTATTTCAAGCTGGGGCTAATAGCTTTAAGACTACTTGGGAGCCTTTAAAAGTCGGTGAGCAGTGCATCGTGCTACCTATTCGTGGTGAGCTCAACTCAGGCATTATCATTCGCGGTATTGAGACTAGCTCAAATCCGGTGCCAGCTACTAATGAAAACGTGCAGATAACTAAATTTTGCGATGGTGTGATCATAAGCTATGATGCTAGTTCTAGCACTTTAAGCATAAGTAGCCCAAAGACTATAAATATCACTTGTGATAGTGCGAACCTAAATGCTAAAAGTGTAAATGTAGAGGCTAACGATACAACAGTTACAAGCCCTAGTATAAATTTAATAGGTAACACGACAATACAAGGCGGAATAAACACAAGCGGAAGTGGCGGCGGATCAGGAAGTATAAATATGAATGGAACACTAAACTTAACTGGCGATCTGATAGTAGGCGGAAATATAAGTGATAGCAGAGGCGATCTAACAGGACATAGCCATAGCGACAGCGATGGATACACTTCAAATCCAAGGTAGAAGTAAAATGAAATACTTAGTTGATATAGAAAATAGCATAAAAGATATCTTGCAAACTCCACTAGGATCACGTGTAATGTTGCCAGAATACGGCTCAAGACTATATGAGTTAATAGATAAAAAAATAGATGATGAATTTCGTGCAAACCTTAGCTGGTATGTCATTGAAGCAGTTGAAAAATGGGAAAAACGCATAAAGATAGATGAAGTAAAACTAATAAGCCTAAATGGTCACAAGCTAAAAATCAAGCTAATTTTAACTAACTCTGAAGAGCTAAGCTTAAATTTAGAGATAGCATAATGACTAAATTTATAAACTTTGCAGGTTAAGGGGATTATATGGCACTAAATTTAGAAAAATTACCCTTTGCGCCTATCATTGAAGAGCTAAGTTTTGATGAGCTTTCAAACGCCGTTAAAAGCCTTTTTAAAGAGCGTTTAAATGATGAGCAAATAAAGCTTTTAGAAAGCGATGAGTTTAGTGCAGTGCTTGAGACTTTAGCCTACCGCGAAATGCTTTTAAGAGCTAGGATAAATGCTAGTATAAAGGCTTGTTTATTGCCTTATGCTAGCGGCGATGACCTTGATAATGTGGTTGCCATTTATGGCATTGAGCGCCTTAAGGGCGAATATCCAAAGGCAAATGCCCAGTTTAGTCTCTCTATGGCAAGAAACACAGATATCACTATCCCTGCTAGAACTATTTTAAATGACGGAGAAAACAATAAAGCAATCTTAGCAAAAAGTGTAGTTTTAAAAGCTGGTGAGCTAAAAGCAAATGGGGAGATAATCCTGCAAGACTATACTAAAGCAAGCGATAAGAAGTGTGAATACATTGAAACACCACTTCCATACGTCCTAAAAGCAAAACAGATCACTAGCTTTAGCGGAGGGGCTGATCCTGAGAGCGATGAGGCATTTAGGGCTAGAGCTGTTTTATCACTTGATAGATTTAGCACTGCAGGAGCAGCAAAAGCCTATAAATTTCACGCACTAAGTGCTAGTGCAAAGGTAGTTGATGTAAGCGTGATAAATGGTGGGGCTGGAGTTGTAAAAATATATTTGCAAAGCAGTGATGACTCTGATATAGCTAGCGAAATCTCAAGCTATATAAACGCTGATGAGAGAAGACCGCTAACTGATAACGTAGTAGTTGCAATGGCAAAAAATATCAAAGTGCTCATAAAAGCAGACATTGAGCTAACTGACATGCTAAATCAAAATTTAGTAGGTGAAAGTATTAGAAATGGCACAAATAGGCTAAAAATCGGCGAAGATCTAAACCTAAGCTATATCTATTCAAGACTTCATCAAACAGGAGTTTATAGAGCAACTATCAAAGAGCTAGTAGTAGATGAGCAAAAACAGACTTTGGTAAGCGATGTCCTAGCTGGAGCTGATAGCTTTATAAGTTTTGAGTTTGAACTTGCGTATAAGGAAGCGGTGCTATGACTTATTTTAATTTCGCAGGTCAGCAAAGCCGACCTTTACGACAAACTTTAAAAAAGTTTGAACAAACTAGAGTCCGCGGGGTACCCCTATGACTCTTTTACCGGCACACAAAGAAGAGATCTATAAAAAGCTCGATGAGCTATTTGGAGCTAGGCTTGATGAATTTGATGTGAGTCTAATTGCTACAAATCCCGATCTAATACCTTCACGTCTTTTGCCACACCTTGCAGCTAGTTTTGATATAGAGACGAATGGGGCTAACGAACAAAATATAAGAAAGCTCATCAAAAATGCTTTTATAATAAAAAAAGGCACAGTAGAGAGCATAAAAGTAGCTCTAAAAAGCTTTTTTGCAGGAGCTAGTATCGAGGAGTGGCATCAGTATGGTGGAGAGCCATATTTTTTCCGAGTAAAAGTTTTGCTTAATGGAGTGAGCTTTGATAGCTGGGATAAGCTTGAGGCGATCGTAAGCACGTATAAAAATGTTCGCTCAGTATTAGACCGTATCAGTATAGAGCTAGAATGCAAAAAGGCAGTTTGTCAAATGGGTAGCTATTCTATTAGTGGCGAGAGCTTAGAAATTTATCCATACCAAACGCCAAGCATTGAGCCTAGTGGCACTCATTTTATAGGAGCTAAAGCCTCACTTCATGAGTGGATAAATATAAATTTAGACATAAGGAACTTAGATGAGTAATTACTACACTATAGTCACAGACAGAGGCAAGAACAGTCTTATCAAGGCGCTAGCCAACCGCCAGAGTATAAATTTAAACACTATGGGCGTAGGAGATGGTGCAAGCCCACTTGATGCAAGCTGGGAGACTTTGCCTGATGAAAGGCATAAATTCAACATTTCAGCAGTCTACCCGCAAGAAAATGACCCAAATACGCTCATTTGCGAGGGAGTGATAATAGCTGATGTTGGTGGATTTACGATAAGGCAAATCGGAGTATATGATGCTGGGGTGCTTTTTGCTATAGCGCAAGTTCCTGATACGACTAAGCCACTACTTGCCCAGGGGGCTAGTAAAGATATGATGATACGCTTTTACCTAGCCGTTTCAGATGCAAGTAGCATAAACATCAAAGTTGATAACAGCGTAGTACTAGCTACAAGAAGCTGGGCTGAAAACCTAATCAAGAAAAAAGAGGATAAAGGCGTAGCAAAAACACTTGATGACGCCTTAAAACGAGAGATTGCTAGTAAGTATCTTCTAAAAACTGCAATTGCCGCCGATAGCGATAAACTAGACGGCAAGGATAGCACAGCATTTGCCTTAAAAACTGACATAACAAACAAATTTTTACCGCTTACAGGCAAAGCCGCCGATAGCGACAAGCTTGATGGGCTTCATGGCAATGAGTATCATCAAAGAAACTCAGCAAATCCCAGCAAGGTCACAGCAATCACTGGGAATATAGTAGATCTTTCGCAAGGCGATAACTTCACAGTATCTCTTTCAAGCTCTGGTATGCTGACACTCATAAACCCAAGCGTGGGTCAAAGTGGCGTGATAATAGTAAATAATGCTACAAATATCAGTGGCTATAGCGCAAATATACAGTTTCGCATAGTGCCAACTGGACTAAATAATACTGAAACATTTGCCTACTTCGTTCAAAGCGCAAACGTCATCAAAATGGGGCGTGTGTGATGAGATACATGCTAATGGCTGGTGAAGATATAAAGCTTCCTAAAGAAGATGTGATAAATAGGATTGATCATTGCGCTGCTTGGTATGATAAATATGTTGGCACTGGTGGAGTGCATATTTTTAACATGAGACGCATACCTGGGACTTATGACTATGAGTGCGAGTTCCAGCAACGATTTAGCCCTGGTGGAAGTTATCTTAGTAGCTGGACTCAAACTCGCGTAGTAAGCTCAGAAAAGGTTATATTAAACCCTATTACAAAACCTAAATATAGCTCGTGTGGCTATACAGTAGATCTTAAAAAAGGAACGCTTAGCCTATATGCTTGGTATGACTACTATGGCGGTCATACTACTAGCTGGACTATAAGCTTATTTTAGAAAGGAGTAAAGATGAAACTATACGACATAAAAGGGGAGCAAATTGTAGAGCTTGAGTATATCTCAAACTCAGAAGGTACGTTTTATATTAGTGGGCTTAGCTCATCAAAGCTTAAAAGCTACGGGTATAAAAAGGTGATTGAAGATGACTATCCACAAAACGATGACCCATATAAAGAGGTGGTAAGCAGTGGAGCCATAGAAGAAGACGTGTATCATATCAGCTATAGCATAGTAGATAAACCAGCTGAGGTTGTAGCAGCTATCAAATACGAAGAGTGGAAAAAAGATAGAGAAGCAAAAGTAGCAAACATAGAAGTGAGCCTTGATAACTGCAAAGGGCTTGATGGCTCTATGGAAAGTGGCATCATTTTTCAAGGAGATGAGACTAGCCAAAACCGCCTAGGTCGTGCTATTTCTGCATCTAGTATAGCAGGAGCAAACAGCACTCTTTGGACTGCAAAAAATAATAAAGTCTATGAGCTAAGCGTTGCTCAATTAGGCGAGATACTGCTAAAAGCAGGTAGGGCTCAAACTGCTATCTGGAACGAAAATAGACCAACAAGGGCAGATATATGATAGAAATTCGCCGTCCAACTCTAAAACCATTTGGCAAGGATAGATTTGAGCTAGTAGAAGAATACAAGTATAAAGATATCCTAGTGAATGTAGGCTACCAGACAAATGGAGCTGATATCCCTAGAGTGTTTTGGTCTATCTTCCCACCAAATAGCCCTGAGTATCTCTCAGCCGTGGTAATCCACGACTATCTTTGCGACAAAGCAAAAAACAAGCAAGATTACAAAGAAGCAGATGAGATTTTCTATGCGATGTTAAAATCTCTTGAAGTAGCAAGGTGGAAAGCAAGGCTGTTTTATCTAGCTTGTAGGACTTATCATAAAATAAAAGAGCTAAGATGGTATTGAATGACAATTGTGTGAGCTTTAGCTCACGGACTTTAGTGCGTTTCCAAAGTGCTAAACTTTGGTCGCAAAGGTGGGCTTTGCTCACCTGCGAAGTAATAAATAGGAGCTAAGATGATATTTTACATCCCATATAGTGATCAAACAAGCATTCCGCCAAAGCAGATAGAAATAAATGAGAACCTAAGCGGCGATGAGATACTCTCTTTGATAAATAAGGCTCTAGCTACTCCAAATGAGAGCATCAAGTCAAATTTAGCCAAAATAGAGCTTTTAGAAAACGTAGTAAGAACGTTACAAAATGCAGATCTATCCCCACTTGAGAGAGAGATAAATAGCTTAAAGACACAGATAAATGGACTATCAGGTGGCAATATAGATAAAAGATCTATAGTCGACATAATCTATAAATCTTTATTAGCAAACAAGCTCATCTCTTTTGATTTTGAAGCGTGGAAAAAGAGTTTTACTACTACAGGGCTTCTTGCTATCAGAGATCAGATCGTAATGACACTCACTCAAGGAGGAGACTATGGTCACGCTCTAGCTCAGGTTAAATTTTATGATAAAAACGGCACACTACTTAAAAACGTGGTCACCTCAAAAGTCGATGAGCAAAACAGATACTATATAGCAGTATTTGATCTATTTAGAGATGAAGAAAAAATAGCCACTTTTAGGATGCAAGTAAGCAACTACTACGATTCATACTACAAAGTTTGGCACGCTCTATCACTTGAAAACGAAGAGTACTCTTCGTCTGAACACTATCTTCTTGGATCTGTTAGCACAGCTACACTTACATTTACGCTGGAATTCATAAAAGAAGGTGAGCGGATACCAAAAATGACTTTTTTGCCTGGAGTGAGTAGTAGGTACTCGAGCAAGATAGTAGTTCAAAGAAATGGTGTTGATCTCTTTAACAAGTCAGGTCTTTACTATAGTACGCTTTGTGAGGTGTTTCTTGAGATGACACCTGAGGACATACAAAAGCAAATAGATGCAAAATATGCATCTTGCATACCAAATAAAGGAGAATGATATGGCAGCACAATATGGTGTAAATGTAACGATTTTAGCACAGGCAGCGCGTCCTATAACAGTGCAAAGCACTACATATATAGGAATAGCTTCAAACATAAAAGGTCTTGAAAAAGCAAAGATCTATGAAAAAGCTGGTTACTCTGAAACTGAAGAGTGGCCGCTATTTGGCTTTTCAAATGCTAGTGAGGCAAAAGAGTTTATAGAAGCACTTTTAAAAGAAAACTCTATCCAGGACAAAAGACTTCTTGATACTCTTTTATGTATCGAAAATCAAGGCGTGGTTGGCGTAGTCATCCTAAGCTTTTTTGGCGAGAGTGAAGAGAGTGATGAAACTCTAGTAAATTGCGCTAAGGCTATAACTGACTTTAAAAAGTCTCAGCATAAAACTGGCTATAAGCCTGATATTTTGATAGCTCCATACTATAGCCACGAAGCTGGTGTAAAAAGTGCGCTTGAAAGCACTGCAACTGCTATGAATATAATAGCAGTAACTGATCTTTTTGCAACTAATGCAGGAGAGGCACTAAATGCTATTAAGACTTACTCAAGCAGAAGGCTTATTGCTTGCTGGCCTTACGTGCAAATTCTTAGCTCTACTGGATATAAATATGTCCCACAAAGCCCGATAATCGCAGGAATGATAGCAAAGACTGATGGTGAGAGTGAGTATGGCTTTAGTGATAGCTACTCAAATAGAGTTATGCTAGGAGTAACTGGTATGGAGCATTTTGTGGAGTATGAGCCTGGAATTGACTGCGATGCTGATAGGCTTAGATCATCTCATATCAGCACAGTCATAAACTATAGCGGTTTTAGAAGCTGGGGTGGTGAGACAACAGACACTGATAGCATCTGGCAAGATTTAGCAAGAGTTAGGATATTTGATAGGATAAGCAAGGCTTGCCAAGATGGGGTATTTTTTGCAATAGACAAAAAAGCAAGTGAATTATACCACGCAAAAAGAAGCGTTGAAGAGCTTTTAAGAGCTCTAGTTGGAGCAAAAGTGCTTTTAGGCTTTGAGCTTAGCTGGAGCGAAAAAAATACTCTAGCAAATATCACAGCTGGTAAGTTCTATCTAGACGTTAGAATGCAAAACAATCCGATCGTTAAACAGCTTACGCTTGATTTTATCTATGTGGATAGCTATGGCGAAACGCTCATGAATGAGCTAAATAAATAAGGGAGTAAAATATGGCTTTAGTAAATAGATCAGTTCCACAAGTGGTACAAGAAGCAAATGTTTATATTAATGGCAAAGGCTATCTTGGAGTTACAAAAAAACTAAAGCTTCCTGTAATCGAGTTTGAGACTATAGAAGCAAAGTCAGCTCTTAGCACAAACTACAGCACAGGCATTTTAAAAGCAACTGATATTGAATTTACAGTTTCAAAAGTAGATAAAAATCAGTTTTTAGCAATAGGGTTAAATAGCTGGACAAATAGAGTTCCATTTCTCTTTAAGGCTAGTATTCATCAAAGCGGAAAGGCAAAAGACGTCCCTCTAAGCCTTGCAATAACTGGAGATATAATAAGCTGGGAGATGAGCGATCTTGAAGCTGGAAAAGAGATGGAGATTACTATCAAAATGTCTGCTCATTTTATAGACCTAAACGTAGATAGCGTTCCGATGATTTTAAAAGATAGCGAGAATATGATCTGTATAGTTGGCGGAGTGGATTATTTAGCAAGTGTTAGATCAAATTTAGGTGAGTAATATAAATTTCATTAGCGTTTAAACGCATTTGAAATGGCTTTTAAAAACCTAAATTTAATCCGCGTTAGTCGGATAGATGACTTTAGTGCGTTTCCAAAGTGCCAAACTTTGGTCGCAAAGCTGGGCTTGGCTCAGCTGCGAAGTCAAAAATTTAATCCGCGTTAGTCGGACAATAACTTTAGTGTTTGCTACTTTAGGCGTGGCTTTCACAGAAACCACCCCTTCGGGGTCGCATTCGCTGGCTTTGCTACGCCGTTAAAAGTAGGTAAAAATAGGAGATAAAAATGAAAAACAACATAATCGAAGAAAATGGTGAGAAATATACGGTAGTTACATTAAGGGACAAAAGGGAAGTAAAAATCAGACACCCAAAAGGTCGTGACGTAAGATTTATGATGAGTGGCAACGGAGCAAGTGATAGCGATCTATTATTTAGGCTCACAAGCAATCTTACTTGCCTTAGTGAGGAAGAGTTAGAGAATATGGACGCAAAAGATTGCACTATGGTCTTAAAAGAGGTGAGCAGTTTTTTAGCGTAGCCCACAGCACTCATGGCGTGGCTTTAATAGGTCACGCTCTACACTTTTCATATAGTGAAATTATGGGTATGGATGTGGGCGAGTATAAAGAGTATCTAAAGATAGCAAAAGAGATTTTAGAGGCTAAGGCGTAATTTTTGGCGTATCTTCTTGTCCATAAATCTCAAAAGAGCACCCAAAAACAGGGCTGTTAGTGGATAGGTGATAATCATGATAAAGAGAGTTATAAGGCTTTTTGAAGCTATATCTTCAAAACTTTTAATCTCATAGTCATAAACACACCAAGCTATCATCCATGCGGTAATAAATATAGCCCAGCTATAAAAAGTATCTCTAATAGACATATAGGTATTCATCTTCATATGTTTATTATACTATAAAAGGAGATTTTTTGCAAATGGGGTACCCCACGAAGTGGGGCTTTAGGTGGGTCAAGGGAGCGTAGCTCCTTGTCGCAAACGGCGACTTTGTTGCCGTGCGAAGTCAAATATATTTATTATACTATAAAAGGAGATTTTTTGCAAAATGAAGTTTTAGGCATTTCAATAGGACTTGCTATAAAAGGCATAGGCGAAATATCAAAGATCAATAGCACTTTTGCAAATTTAAAAGGAGCAATCAAACAAAGCGAACTAAATTTAAAAGGCTTTAGCCGTGAATTAGCAAAAATAAAAAAGTTTGAGGATATAAAGCTAAAGCTAAAGGCAAATGCTGAAGAATTAAAGGCTGATTTTACAAGTGCGACATCTCTTATAGCAAGAGGTGCAGCCATAGCACTACCTATAAAAACAGCTATTGACTTTGAAGAGAGTATGGCTGATGTGCGTAAGGTTGTGGATTTTGAGACAAAAGATGAGCTTAAAAAATTTGGCGGTGAGATACTAGCCCTAACTAGAGAAATTCCACTAAGTGCTAGTGAGCTTGCCACTATCACAGCAAGTGGTGGTCAGCTAGGAATCGCAAAAGAGAATTTGCTAGAATTTACTACAATTGCCGCAAAAATGGGCGTAGCATTTGATATGGGTGCAGGTGAAGCTGGTGATAGCATGGGTAAGATGATGAATATCTTTGGTATGGATATCAAAGCAGTAGGCTCACTAGGCGATGCCATAAACCACTTAAGCGATAACTCTGCTTCTTATTTTTACCTACTTTTAGCGTGGCAACAAGTCGCCACTAAAGTAGCAAACACTAAAGTCCCCATAAATGGGGTACCCCACGCAAGTGGGGCTTTAGGGGTTTTGAAAGGGCGTAGCCCTTCATCGCAAAGGTCGGCTCTGCTGACCTGCGAAGTTAAAATGGGGCTTGATCCTGAGTTTATAGCGGCAAATATGGCAAAAGCCCCAGAGCAGACTATTATGCTATTTTTAGAAAAGGCAAAAGAGCTAAAGGGCAGTGGGCAACTAAAGGTTTTAACAGACATATTTGGCGATGGATTTGCAGGTGATATAGCTCTGCTTGTAAATGGACTAGACACCTACAAAAAAGCCATTAAGGATGTCGCAAGTAGCAAAGCTTACGCAGGAAGTATGGATAAAGAGTTTAAAAACAAAAGCGATACTACTGCAAATGCGCTCCAAATTCTAAAAAACTCAGTGAGTGAAATAGCCATAAACTTTGGCTCGGTATTTTTACCGGCAATTGCAAGTGGTAGCAAAGCCATAGCAGGGCTTATATCTTCTGTTACAAATTTTACCGGGCAAGTTCCTGGACTAAACACTATTTTAGGCTTTAGTATAGCTGGATTTTTAATGTTAAAACCGGCTATTATAGGTGTTCGTTTAGCAAGTAATTATTTAATGACTTCTTGGATAAGCTTAAGGCAGATCATAGCAGTGCTAAACATTAAAAAAGGGCTTATGATAGCAAGACTGACAAGTCTTAGTTTGTGGCATAAGATAAATGCTGTTAGCTCAAATATACACTCTCTTGCCATAACTAAGCTTGGTGCTAGTATGAGCTTTTTGAAAAAAGCCCTTATAGGCGCAGGTATGGGTGCTAGGATACTTAAATTAGCGCTTATCTCTACTGGCATTGGAGCCTTGGTGGTAATAGCCGGTGAAATAATAGCGAACTGGGATAAGGTAAAAGAGTGGTTTTTTAAATTTGGCGCGTGGATGAAAGGTATATTTCAGCCTGTGATTGACTGGTTTGGTGAGAACTTTGGTGGTATGTTTGACTGGATAGGCAAGAAGATATCTTGGATAGTTGATAGCTTTAAAAGTGTTGGTAAATTCTTAGGATTTAAAGAAGATACATCGCCAAATGACGCTATGACGCCAAAAGATACTAGCTCATCTTGGTATAATCGGTTTGGTAATGATGAGCCTACTACTTCCCCATTAAGCCATGCGCCCATGGGCGTAGCTAGTTTATCTACTGGTGGCACAATAAATATAAATTTAAATGGCGGATTTAGCATCGCAACAAGCAACGGCAAATTTGACCTTGCAGAGTTTGAGGCAGCACTAATAAGCAGTGTAAAAAAAGCATTAGCAAGAGATGAAAGAAACAGACAAAATAGGATGGTGACAGGCTAGGGGAAACTATTTTTACCTACTTTTAACGGCGTAGCAAAGCCACGCCTAAAGTAGCAAACACTAAAGTCCCCATAAAAGGGGTACCCCACTCGTGGGGGCTTTAGGTGGGTCAAGGGAGCGGAGCTACCTGTCGCAAAGACTAGCTTGGCTAGTCTGCGAAGTAAAAAATAGGTTAAAAATAAAAGGAAGTAAAATGATTTTAAATTTAGGTGGTTTTTTGTTTGAAACTAGACACGCTGTATCTATCGAAATGAGCGCAACCTCAGGCATAGCTTCAAATGAAAGAATAAATAATAACATAGCCCACTATAGAGCAAATCTTGGAAGAACTAATTTAAGTTTAGCTGGTAGAACTTTGCCAAATAGTGGCGATGGCAATAAAAAACTAAAAAAGCTTTGGCAGCTAATGAGAGAGGCTAAACCGCTTTCACTAGTGGCAGGAGATGGTAAGTATTATGGAAAATTTGTAATACTTGAGATCAAAGAAACTAGAAGTATATGGACAAATGATGCTAAATTTTTAGCTCAAGAGTTCACCATAAATTTGGAGCAAAATTATGACAGGTAAAGTCGTGGCAAAAGACGGCGATAGGCTAGATAGTATAGTCTATAGGCACTATGGAAATTTGGAATACTTCAGCCAGGTGCTAAGTGTAAATTTTGGCCTCTGTGTGATTTTAAAGACTGGGGACGTGGTAATCTTGCCTGAATTTACTAAAACCGCCCCTAAACAAAATAAATTGTGGTAAAAAAAAGGGGTACCCCGCTTTTTATTTTTACCTACTTTTAGCGGCGTAGCAAACACTGAAGTCCCCATAAATGGGGTACCCCACGCAAGTGGGGCTTTAGGTGGGTCAAGGGAGTGTAACTCCCTGTCGCAAAGCTGGGCTTTGCTCAGCTGCGAAGTCAAAAGTAGGTAAAAATAAAAAAAGGTATTAAAATGAATTTAATAGACAGCATAAAATCAAACGAAGGCTTTAGAGATCGTATATATAAAGACACTTTAGGCTTTGATACGATCGGATATGGCTTTAAGTGTGATAGCTTAACAAGTGATGAGCTTGAGCTTAATGGTGGGAATATTGAGCCTATGAGTAAAGAAGTGGCAGATAAAATCCTAAAAAAGAAACTTGCAAAGCTTACAAGCAAAGTATATGACGCAATTCCTTGGCTAAATAACTCACCAAAAGAAGTTCAAGAAGTGGTAATTGAGATGGCTTATCAAATGGGCGTTGGCGGTGTGCTAAAGTTTAAAAATACTCTAAATTTCATCAAAGAAAATGATTATAAAAATGCTAGTTCAAATATGATGAAATCTTTGTGGGCAAAGCAGACCCCAAATAGAGCAAAAAAACTTGCAAACATAATAGAAAGGGCTTAAATGGTTTTAACTCCAAATTTCAAAGTAGTGGTAAATGACAAAGATATGACTGAAGTAATTAGAGCAAATCTCATAAGTATCACCTACGATGACAAAGAAGGCGATGAAAGTGATGAAGTATCTATAATCGTTCATGGAATTTATAACGCTCCTAAATTTGGCGATAAGATAGAGCTATATTTGGGTTACTCTAAACTATATAAATGCGGTAGCTTTGCTCTGCAAACAGTAGATCGCAACTTCAAGGCTCATACTACCGAGATTAGAGCCACAGCGGTAAATTTTGCTGATACTAAAACAAAAGTCAAAAAGACTAGAAGCTGGGAAAACACCACTCTATTTGGAATTGCAAGAACAATCGCAAGTGAGCAAGGCTTGGGTTTTAAATCAGATGGCGAAGATGTAAGCATAGCTTCAAAGCTTCAGCAGGGCATTAGCGATATAGAGTTTATCCACTCTCTTGCATTTGAGTTTGGTTTTTTAGGGTGTGTGAAAAATAACGCACTAATAATAGGTAAAAAAGTAGATATAAAGGGCGCAAATACTAATACTTCAGGTATAAATGGTGGAGCTAAATTTGAGCTTGATATGAGTGAGCTTTATTCATTTGAGATCAGTGAAGCTTATAGGAACACTTACAAATCAGTAGTAATAGAGTGGCAAGAGAGCTCTAGCGGTGAGATCAAAAGCTTAAGGGCAGGAAGTGGTGAGCCTAGCTACAAGATGAGAGTAGCTGAGCCAAAGAGTGACTCTGAAGCTTTTAGCAGAGCGAACGCAAAACTAAATGAACTGCTTAAAGGCGGAGTAAGTGGCAAATGCACCTTAGCCGGAGCAAATATCGTGTGCGGCGGTTCAGTGAGTTTTAAAAACACTGGAGCTAGTGATATAGATGGTAGAGTATTTGGAATTAAAAGCGTAAGTCATAGCCTAAATAGTAGTGGATATACCATAGAAGTGGAGTTTGAGCGTTAGTGGGCTAACTAATCTACTCTTACAACCATACAACTATGCATATCAGCCTTATGAGCAAAGCCCCATTTTAACTTCGCAGGTCAGCAAAACCAGCGAATGCGACCCCGAAGGGGTGGTTTCTGTGAAGCCAACCTTTGCGACAAAATTTTCGCAATAGGCGTTTTATCTTGCAGATGAAACGACGGCGAAAATTTGGAATAATTAACCAATTTAGAGCAATAGCAAAACAACCTTAAATGGTTGTTTTGTGGCGAAAATTTGGAATGTGACCCATATTTAAACACTTTAAAAATTTTTCTTTTTTTAAGTGGGAAGGGGGACGCTTTTTTGGCAGTCGCTACCCCTTCCCCCTTAACAACCCCTAACCCCTTGAAAAAGCCTTTCAATGGGTGGCTTCGCCACGGATTTTTAAATGGGCTTTTGATTAAGGTTTTTACAAGTGGAATTTAGATAAAATATTATATATTTTAAAGGATTAAAATGACAAGCGAAGAATTAAAAGCGTTTTGTAAAGAGCGGAATTTGACTTATAAGGAGTTGGCGGAGAAAATAGGAATGACAGAGGGTAGTTTAAAGGTTGCTATCACTACAAATAAAATAAGTCCACAAACAGAAGCATCTATAAAACTATTAAAAGAAAATCAAAAACTATTAGATGAACTTACAGAATTTAAAGAACTAGAAAGAATTATAAAAACGTTAGCAAATCGCTAATCTTACTGAAATCATTTTTGATTTCAGTAAAAATTTTAACTTTTTTTACAAAAATATCATAAAAATACTATCTTTATTCTTGACTTTTATATAAAAATATTATATAATTACAGCATCAAAGGTTAAAAAAGCTAACCTTTGAAATAAAAATCAAGGAGTAAAGCGATGCAAACTTTAAACCTAGTCTTAGAGTTGATAACAGCACTTATCAAGCTTTGGGCTATCTATCTGCTTATCAAACAGATAAAAAGGTAATGTCAAGGGGCGAAAGCCCCAGGCTAGGTTTATTCGCTTTACTCTTTGAAATTATACCATAAAGGGGTTAAGATGCAAACGCTTAATATCGTTTTAGATTTAGTCATAGTTGCGTTAGTCGCCGTTGTCATTTATAAAATGGGCGGTGCTAAATGAACGCTATCGTTATAAATAATGTAAATGTAGCTTTTGAAGTAGTTAATGAGAGAGTTTTTATAAACTCTCTTGAACTTAGTAAAGTATTTGAGAAAAATCACGCAAATATTTTACGCACTATAAATAACCTTTTAGACGATGATTTTAAAAGTCAAAATTTTATCAAGCATAGCTACATAGACACAACAGGCAGACTTTTACCCTGCTACAACCTAACCCGTGATGGCTTTTCGTTACTCGTTATGGGCTTTACTGGCGAGAAGGCTTATAGATGGAAAATAGAGTTTATCAAAGCATTTAATCTAATGGAAGCCGAGCTAACCCGCCTTAAATCAATAGAACAAAATAGCCCGCTTACTTCAAATATCCAATCTAAATTCGCTGAAATTTTATCTGCTTTAAAAGAAAAATCAAATGAGGCAGATGAGTTTAAAGCTAAGTATTATGAGAGTTTAGAAAATGAAGTTAAGCTTTTAAGGCAAGTAGCAAATCAGAGTAAAAAAGAGCTTATCTATAACACAAAGCTAAGCAAGTCTGAAAAAGAAAATATCATAAAGCTTTATAAAAGCGGTCTAAGTCAAGCTGAGATTTGCCGTCAAATCAGTAGAAGCGACGCAGCAGTAAGAAATGCTATAAGGAGTGCATTATGAAAGATATAAGCGTATTTTACTTAGACGAGGTAGAAAATGCCAAAGATCTTTTATTTGGTCTTAGCGTCTTACTTGAAGGGCTTGGTAGGATTTGTAAAGATGACGGCAACAGAGTTGGACTAACACAGGCTTTATATGTGCTTGATAATCTTTGCTTTGATATGGCTAAGAAATTGCAAGATACGCCGATAGAACGCAAAGGAGTAACACCGGCTCTCTAGCTCGTCTATCGCATAGCGTAAGCCCTGCTACTCTCTCACGAACGGATAATCAGTAGTCGTTGTCCTACCTTATCCGCTCACTTCCAGATGAAATTTAGAAATTCAGTTCCATATAAAGAGATAATGGACTTTTTAGCAAGTAAGAAGATATCTATAAATCTATTCTTCTACAATCAAAGCTCAAAAAGTAATATTTCAAGTGAACGCAAATATAAGACTTTGAGACTTTTTAAAGCAAAAGCTAGTCTTGGAGGTGGAGCTTGGAACGAAAACGTTATAAGCGATGAAATCATTATAGATAAGAAGATGACCGAGTTTTTTAGGAGTGATAATTGTGATATTATTGAGACCATAGGAGATAGTATGGAGCCTCATATTCAAAGCGGAGATTGGTGCTTTATAGATAGAAGTGATAAAAAGATGAAAAATGGCGAAGTTTGGGCTATTAATACCCCCGATGGAGTAGTCATCAAAGAGTGCTATATACAAGAAAATGAGCTTATACTAGTATCATTTAATCCTGCGTATAAACCAGTTAGATTTTATATTTGCGAGTGTCAGTTAGTAGGAAAATTTATAGGGCTACTTAGAAAAAATTAGTTAGATATTTTATTTATATTCAATGATTGAAATATTTAAAAAAATGGTGGTGGGGGTGGGTAAATTTAAATATTTATTTGCGTTTAAAATCAAACTATTTTTAGTGTGTTTTTAAAGTAGTTTGATTTTAAGCAAAAAATTGTTTGATTTTAAAAAGCGTTTTACAAAAGTAAAAGGGAAATGCCGTATAATAAAGGTATAAATTTTATTTGAAAGGATAAAAAATGGGTAGCGTAAAAAAATCCATAGAAGTCTCTAGAAAAATCCCTGAGAGATTGTGGGAAGAAAAATTTGAGGGTAGTTGCGGTTATGCTCTTTTTGATGAAAAAAGCGGAGAAATAGTAGATATTTGCTTATTTGAAGATATTTGTGAAAATAAAGAAGAAGTAGATTCATTATATGGAATTAACGATTTTGGAGAAAGAGTAGCGAAATTAGAGAATGAACTATCATCTTTAAAATTGAAGCCATTTGGAGATAAGACATACCCTTATAACCTTTGGTGA